TGTTTCATAAAGTCAAAAAGCCACGCCACGCCAGCACCTATGCCAGCACCTATACTTCCAACTACCATAAGCATGTGCCAACCCCCTTTAGCTGCTGACAATGTGTGACTTATCTCTCTAAGGGCGTCTTTCACCTCTTCCATGTCTTTGCTAAGTTTATCCATGTCATTTTGCAAATGTTTAATCTCGGTGCTATGTGAGGCCAATTCTCTTGCATTTCTGATTTCTGGAGTAACGTCAGGCATAATCTTTACCCGTAAAAAGCAGTAATGCCCGTTACCGAGCCAACACTAAAAGTTAAGTAAATGTTAGTGCGAAATAAAATACCTTCGCCAGGTATAACAATATCAAATGTATTTGGGTTTGAGTTTACGGGAATATCCATTTGATACAGAATTTCACCCGTAGCCCCGCCATCTCTAAATTCAAAAGTAGCTGCTGTACTAATAGCAGGAGCTACCACAACACCTTTAAGCCTAGCCCTATCGGCATAAATACTGCCAGCCGCGTTTAAATGTTTGCTTTTTACGTCAAACTGCATAGCCATAATTAATCTCCTACTGGGTTTATAAAAAGGGGGTTAGCACCCCCTAATACATTAATTATGCAGTATATGCAGTAGGTGCAGATGAGCCGTCTGAATTTCGTACTAAGTACTCAACTAAGAAAAATCCAGCTCCAGCAGAGAAAGTTCCAGAAGAACCCACCGTATAAGTAATAATCGCATCAGTTGAGCCAACATTAGCAAATAACGCAGTTTGAGCGTCAGAAGCAGGGGCAAAAGAAATAATACCTGACGCTCCAGCAGTAATTGCTGAAGTCGCTGCAATAGCAGTACCGTTAAGATAAATAGTGATTACGCCAGAAGTACCAGCAAATTTAGTAGTTTGGTACAGCGCAAGATTGGTAATTAAAGAACCTGCTGGAAGAACGGCTACAGTTGAAGCCGCAGTATCTGTGTAAGTGACAGGATCAGTTTGACCAACAGAAGTAACACCAGTGTTGCGAATAGTACCTGCAACAGTACCTGTGGTATTTTTTACAGTGCCTAATAACCAAGGCCCAAGGTGTGTAGCTAAACCCATTGTAGTTTCCTTCATAGAAAGTATAAGCTTATCAATCTTCTATGCGTCTGTGGGGGCAGTTTGATAAGCAGGATGTTCCCCTGTTAAAGGTACTTATACTCTTTTTTTAGGGCTGTTGCAAGTGTTGATTTCTACGTTTGGCTTTTTTATAATCTTCTTTATTTATTTTTGCTCATAAAAAAAGCCCACCGAAGTGGGCCTTAATCTAACCTAAGTTATTGACTTTTATCAACTTGAACCAGATGAACCGTAGATACCTAAGCTGTCACTCCAGCCGAAAGAATATCTTTCACGGCTCTTATATCGAACGTTGCCTGTATCAAAATCACCATCCATTGAGTTCTGTAATGGAGTACGAACGAAGTGCTTCAATGCATTGGGCACATCCGTTGTTAAGAACCAAGCATTAGTGTCAGTCAAGAAGTGGTTAATAGCATAACCTTCTGGAACAGCACCGTTGCTCTTAATCGCGTTGATGTCATTGTCAGTTGTGCCAACACGTAATTCAGTTTCTAACAAACGAGTAGCAACGAATTGTAGCGCAGGTGGAACGATCAACTTTTTAGGTTTAGCCGCAATCAAAAGACCACGTTCGTCAGTCCATGCAGCAATTTGAATCACAGCATTTTCTAATGAAGTTTCGTTTAAATCAGCAGGTGTAGAAGGTACGTTGCTGTTAGTGCCACCATTTACTAATGGGTGAGCGCTTGAAAACAATGGTTGACCATCACCACCAACAACAGCGGAACTAAAACCGTTATTAAGCACGTTAGCTGCTTTAACTTGTTTAGTGTATGCCATCGCACGAGCTAATGCTTTAGTATAACGAGCAGACAAAGAGTCATACAAGTTATCTTCAATAGCTTCTTCAGTTAATGAGAAGCCTAAAGCAATAGTTTCGTGGTTGTATCGAGCAGTCCAAGCTTCTTGAGCATTGTCATATTGAAGAGCTTGGCCTTCGTTTTTGACAGGAGCTGCTGAAAAGCCAGACAGTTTTGTTTCTTCTTCAAAAGAACGCTCAGAAGTCTCTGTTTCATAGATTTCTTTATGTTCTTCACCGTAACGAGCATACTCTAAACCGAATAGGGCGTTTAAGCCAGGTAGTAACTCTTTTAGTAACTGGGCGCGTGAAATTGCCATGTGTTAATCTCCTAATTAAATGCCAGCTACGTTTGTATAACTATGGAAAGTGTTATTCCAAGTTACCAAAATTTCAGGGTAGCCCACAAAAGTAACTGCAGTACCTGATGCCAAAGTAATAGCGCTAGATACAGTTAAAGTTACACCATTTACGTTAGTAACAGTGATATAGTTACCAGCTAAAGAACCAGTACCAGATGGAGCAATTAATTGCATACCAGCTTGGATAGCAGTATTAGCAGCGGTCAGAGTTACAGTAGTACTTGAACCAGAAGTAGAAGCTGTAGCAGCAACAGTAACAGCAGTTTCAGGAACTAAACCAACAACACGTAAAGGAGCAGCAGCTACAACACGAGTGTTACCAGTACCATTAGTAACAACACCACCAGATACAGAAACAGCAGAATCACCAGTTAAAGTGTTGCCAGTATTACCATATAAAGGATATACGTTAGTGCCAACAAATTGTTGTGAAGCATAACCCACACCTGAAGAAGTATTAGCCAAGGCTGTTGCTTGTGAACCCATAACTACTTTAATAACTACACGTGGATCATCAACAACATAAGCAACAGCGTCTTGAGCAACAGTGCCAGAAGGCCAGTATTGCGCACGGATACGTTGACCAGTGGCTGCTAAAGTGTATTCACAACCTACGAAAACACCAATAACACCTGGAATTGGTGTAGTAGGTGCGGTAGCAGGTGTATATGTGTCTTGAATTACAGTACCCGCAGACAATTTAACAACGTCACCGAAGAAAATGTTTGCAGCATAACCAGTTGCTATCGGCACCATACGAGTTGAACCCGCATAAGGTAAACCACCGATTTCATTAACTGGCTTTAGGCCGTAAGGGGCCGAAATAACAGGATAAGCCATTGTAAACTCCTAAAATTAATTAACCATTTCCGAAAGATACACTCGATTTGCGCTCTTTAAATAAAGGCATACGAGCATCATTTTCTCTCATAAAGCTATTATCTACTGCTTCTGCCTGCTGATTAGTTAGGTTGCTGTAGTACGCGCTACGTTGTTCCATAAATTCAGTGGGTATTTTGCAAAGTAATAACCCGCCAATCTCGATGTTGTCTTTAAAATGACCTTCACGAGAGGCTAACAGTGTGTATTGTGGTTGCTCTTCAATCTTTACAGGTTCCCAACCTTCACGCAATGATTTAGAAATATTGCTAGGGTCAGCCTTGTTTAGCATTGCTACGCGAATCCATCTATATGTGTACCCAGCCTGTTTGTCGGGCTCAGGGAGTGCTTCTGGAGGCATCCACTGCTTAGGACGCTCTGTCAACGCTCTGGTTTCTGATGCACGAGTAATTTTGTTTATAGGGTTAGTAGTCATTATTTAGTCTCCAATTTTAAAACTTCTTTTGCGTAAACTTCAGGGCTTATGCCCAGTTTTTTTGCTATCTGGACTTGGCTCTGATTTAGTCTTATTTTATTGGAGCTTGTACTACGTGAACCAGAAGCTACCACCGTGGTTGGTTTAGTTCTTTGCCCAAAATACTCGCTAAATCGTTTGCGCATTGTTTTGTCCAATGTGCTGTAATATTCATCTGAGCCAGCGATCATGCCACTATTTACAAGTTTGTTATGTAATCCTAGTGCAGCAGATGTCATTTCCTCATCGTCCCCAAACCATTTATTGCGTTCTTGCCACGCTAAATCTTTAGGATTTACTTGAGGAGCAGGTTGCTGGTACTCTTCTCGACTTCTTTGTACAGGAAACGGAGTCTCTTGTAAAGGGGTTTCTCTTAAATTATTAGCGCGAATCAATTTTAAGTTAGCAAACTGCAATTTTTCTTGCGCGTTTATAACCCCTTCGGTATCTCCTGATTCATATGCTTCACGGTACATTCTTTTTGCGGCTTCAACTTCCATTTGAGCTGCTTGTTGTGATGTGTTTATATATTCTTTTTCGCCTGAACTATATGCAGAACGTAATCTTTGATTTTCTTGATATAGTTGAGCAGATAAATCAATCGATGCTTGTTGTTCACGAAGGGCGCGTTCTTTTTCCCTACGTTCATCATGCCAAACTTTTTTAAGTTGTTTAAGCTTTTGCTTAACACTCTCATCATATTGTTCTAATTCATCATTGTCTAAATCATCTACAATGTGTTTGGGCATAGGTTGACGGCCACGATCTTCTTCTGGCGTGTCATCTTCTATTTCAATTTCTACACTGTACGAATCACTATCTATTTCGTCTGGAAATTTATATTCATCATTAAATTGTGCTGACATGGGCTGCTCCTTATTTACGTTTGATGCCACGAGGGTCTAAAACAACTGCTTCTGGAGTATCGTCATTGATAAGACGAAACTCTTTGCCGTGTATATCTATTCGAGAACCTGCATTAGGTCTAACAAGAATAAAGTCTCCTACTTTGCACCAAGGCCCACTTGGAAATCTTGAGCTATCTTTATAAGCATCGGGGCCTATCGCAACTACAAAAAGAACTGTTGCTAAGACTTCGTCATGTCTCACAGTCATATCAGCTTTAATAATGCCACTGTCATACTCTTTTTCGACATCTGGAACGGCACATAATATGTGGTATCCTGACGGTGTGGGTAATTGTGTTGCTTTCTCTTCAGCACTAGCTTCTAAATCAATCGCGCCAACTACCTGCGGATTGGAAGGGTTTGTGCCTACCAATATTTTTTGTACCGTTTTAGTCATCTGAGTTTTCCATTTTGTTTTTAAGGTCTTTTACTATATCTCTAGCAAAGAGTAGACCTCGAACCTCTCCGCAGAGTCTTTTATACTCATCAAAGGTATCTGGGCGACCTGATGTAATCGCTTCATTAATACTTTGAATTTGTTCATTTATTTGAAAAGTAATTGCTTCAAATGCGTCCATTACTCACCTATACTTTGTTTAATTGTTCGACAGAACTAACAGCATGTCCTTTTGTACTGCCATCATTGCCTAACCAATCGGCACCTGCACAAGAGGGTAAATGCCCATTCAACCATTTTTGAACAGAATAAAAACTACCTCCCTCTATAGCTAGCACATTTTCTTTTGGTGCCCCATGCCATGATGTGGGGAGTACTCGAATTGGAGGGCACGCTCCTGGCCCATGCACTATTCCATCTACTTCAACTTCCAACGAACCTGAATTGTAAACTTCATAACTATCCATATTAGGATGAATATGCTGCCTAATTGTAGAATTAGGGGGAACCACAATTAATTGAACTTGGTACGCCCCACTGCGATATAAATTTATGCAGGTTATTTTTTTAGCATCCACGTCATTACTAAAATCATCATAAATATTCACAGGATTATCTAATGGAATATTTACGGGTCTATTATTGCTAAACCACCAATTCATAAAAGCGGTTAAATCACAAAAATCGTTACTCATTATTCACCTTCTAGTGGCTGGTTTTGTCGTGTGCTTATTTGATGCTCACGATCTAACGCTTTTTGCAACCCTTCATGCTCAAGTTTAGTATCATGTTGGCGTTTTTGTTCAGCCAGTTGAGCAGTTGTTTTTAGCACGTCCGTTCTAGTATTTGATGCTGCTCCATTGTTATCAGCCGTTAAACGCGCTGCTTCTGATAGTGCCTGTAATTTAGTATTTGTAGCCGCTTTTTTATTATCTGCGGTTAACCGTGCTGCTTCTGATAAAGCTTGCACTTTTAATTTACTCGCGTCATTAGTCTTAGTTGCTTCAAGTTTAGCCGCGTTGCTTAATGCTGCTACTCTAGTTTGTTCCGCAGCAGTTTGCTGTTGAGCCTGAATCCTTTCTCTTTCAACTTGAAGTTGTTGCATTTTTATTTGTGCATCGAGTTGGTCTTTTTGAGCCTTTCGTTGTTGCTCTTGCTGTTTGAGTTGTAGCTCTTGTTGCTGCATCTGTACTAGTGGGTCTTGTGCTTGTTGTTTAGCCTGTTGTTGGGCGACTTCTCCTTGGTTTTGTTGGAGTAATTGTTGAGCCGCTTGAGCTAATAATGGAGCTAATCTAGCCTCCACTTCAGGATTCATGTGTTGTTCTTCACCGCTTTCATCTTTTTGTGGGGGCAATGAGAATCCTAACTGTTGTTCTATCTGCGCTCTATACTCAAATCCCAAATGTTCAGCAATATGCGCTGACATTGCAGCCATCATTTGTGGCGCTGCAGGATTGTTTTGCATTATTTGCTGCATTTTAGGGTCTTGCATAGGTGCCATGTGTACGGCAATATGTGATTTATGGTCTTGTGTGGCGAACGCTTTTACAGGTTTGTTCATTAAAACGGCTTGGTTTTCTGTAACAGGATCAGTTGGTTTTTGATCTTCTTCTAAAGGCACTAACTTATGCGCTTCTTTTACGCCTAAAACATCCAACATCTGTCTATGAAGTAACGGCATGTTGTATATTTGCGGAGCTGTCTGTGCTAATTGAAGTACCGCTTGATACTGTACAATTTTTTGCGCCATTGTAGAGGCATTAGGGTCAGATACGGGGATAACTTCAACCATATCATAATCTGATCGCTTGGCTTTTCTATTGCCCACATTAGGTTCATACTCGTAATCTTCAGGAGTATAGGCCGCAATAATGCCCTTTAATAATCCCAACTCTTGCTTAAATGCAAAATGCACTCTAGCCATGATAGCTGACATAGCTTTAGTGTTTCTTTCAAGAATTGCAAGTGTAGTTCCTACAGGAGCTTGCCCCGACATATCGGATATTTGTAAGTCCGCAGCATTGGCAAACCGTCTACCCTCATCAATAATTTGACCTAACAAAGCCATTAATGTCTGACTTGGTTCTTTATAGGGTAAGGGCACAAAATTGTCCCTCATTGTGCCTGATGGCACATCTACATCCCGCCATTCACCAGGAGCAATAGGTGTGTCATCACCTTTTACCCTCATTCCCCTAGTTTTAAAGCCCCCTGGCAAATTAGAGAGTGTACCCGCGTCCACAAGCTGTCTAATGAGAGATGTACCAGACTTAGCGAAAGCACCGACAAGATGGATAAGCCCAAAACAGTAAAACCCAAAACCAGGAACGTAACCATAATGCACAAAATGCTGCCGTTTTTTATATAACTTATCATCTTGTTCCCAATTTCGTCTAATAGATAGAATGGTGCTTGTTCCTTTTTCAATGGTAACAACATAGGGTAGGGCAATTCCTGTAAATTCACCGTCTTCTTCATGTTCAAATCCTGGCAGGTCTAAGTCAACGTGCATTTCTAAAATCTTGTATCTATTATCTGATGTAGCTCTAAAGCCCATTTTTTCAGCTATTTTCTTTTCTACATCATCTAATGAGTTACTAGGTTCTCCTAAGTCAACGTCACTATAAAACCCCGCTACTTGTAGTCTGCGTAGCTCATTTTCTGTTTTACGCATTACATGCGTTACACGTTCTGCTTGTTCTAAATTCATCGCCCCATAAGGCACAACTAAGTCCTCTGCTGGAACAAATACAGATACTTGTCTATCAAGCTGAGAATCAAAATACACCTTTTTAAAGGCATTACCCGCCATACCTAAACCCCAAAGCATACGTTCATGCTCAGGTCTAAACTCGTCCATTACATCAGTTAACTGATAGTTCATATCTTCTTGAACACGAGCGGCAGAGTCTTTTTTAGCTTGAGTTTCTTTGCCTATGATTTGTGTGCGTACTGGCCCTGCTGCTGGAAAAGAGGACATCATTGTTTCAGCCTGAAACTTAACAATCGCTTCAGATAAAAGAGGGTGATATACCCCACATGCGCCTTCCCAAGGTTCTGACCTTTCTTCAATCTTCATACCCAGCAGCTCTATGCCGTCAGTATATGTCGTTATCCAATCTTTTCTTGAGGCTATATCGTCATCAAAGTCAGCAAGTAGTTCTCCTGCTAGCATTTGAAGTTCTGAATCGCTTAAATAATCAGCTAAATTATCGCTAAAGCTATCGTCCTCCATATCAGGCATTAGATCAATCTCCATGCCATCTATAACCATAGTCACATCATCTGGGTTTTCAATCTCAATCTCAAGGTCAGGTTCTGCTCCTGCTAAGCTAGTTATACCTTGCGGTGCAGGGTTCATACTTTTATCTATCATTTATGCGTCCTATTAAACTTTATAGTAAGTTCCAGTCAGTAATTGGTTTGCCACTCTTTTTGCTCTTTCAGTTGTTTGAACAGCCCAAGCACTATCTAAAGCATGAGATTTAGCTGCCACCCAATCAGCGCGTTCTAAAGCATTGAGCATATATTTAAACTTCATAACCCCATTAACCCCTAATTGAAAACACATATTAATAACAGCGTCACGTCTAGGTGCATCTAAGCTTGAGTTATAAGGCCAATTAGCATTAAGTTGTATAATGGTGTCTTCAACATCTCGGTCAAAAATAAGATCACATAGTTGGTTACTGATTACATCAGGTATGCGTTGACCATTAAAGCAGGGTTTAATAGCAAGATTATGTCCAATGCCAATGGTTTTATGTCCCATAGAGCAAGTATAGGCTTTTAACTTCCTTCCTTCTTCAAACTCTAGTTGTTGCTTTAAGGGCGTTATCATTTTAATTTGTCTTCAGCTACATTCGCAGCTTGTCTAGCTACTTGTCCTAGCACTGGATTTTGTGCATACGTATAGGCCACGCCTAATTCAATTAATAGGTTTATTATATTTTTAGCAATGGGTTCTATTAGGTCATCAAAAATAATATCAAGATCGGCCCATACTTTAGCTCGTTTATCTTTGCCAGTAGCGTTTGGCATTGCTGCATTAGTTCTTTCAATTTCACTAACAATTCTTGCAAATACATTCCCATGACCTATTAAATCTACAAAAGTTGATATTACTGCTTCTTCTATTTGATTACCGACTGACATATCGCCACCTCTTTGCAATTGATTTTAAACATTAACCCTGTAGGATTAATAATAGTTTGTTCTGTTATACCATTATCGTATATAGGAAATACCGATGGGCTGCAAGTAAAATTTGTACAGGAAGTCATTAATACCCCGCACATCCCCACCAATAGTTTTATATGGCACTTCATAATTTAGTAGTAATTGGCCTTTTTTCTATATGACCAAAGGTCTTCATCCATATCTTTATCTTTAGCAGAACTAATAAGCCCCCCAGAACGAAACCTAGCTAATGCTAAACTGACGGCGTCAACAAAATCATCGTTGCGACCAGAAGGAAATGACGCTACCTCATTAATAACCTCATCTGCCCAACGTGTAGCAGGAGCCCATACTTTGCCTGAAGCAAATATATCCGATATAGCGTTAAGCCTAGAAATTTTATCCTGCCCACGAGAGGGGGTGAACTCCTGCGCAGGTATGCCCATGCGTCTAAGCTCGTATATAAGGGGCGCTCCAGATGCTTTTTTCTCTATTATTATCCCATCAGGCTGCCATTCTTCGTACATCTCTAGCGTTTTAATTTTTAAATCAGGGAACTCAAGCCGATCTCGCCATGCTTCTAATAAAATTAAATTAGGTTGGTCTCCATCTTCTGGGTTTTCCCAGACTCCAAAAATAACAACGGCACTATAGTCAGCACTTGTCTTTTTTTCAAACGCTGTATCCATAGACATAAGCACATAATCGCAAGGCGGAGGGTCTTTTTTAGGCCATTTTTGCCACCACTCACGCTTAATAATCGCTGTAATTTCTGATGTGGGCTGCTGTTGGTATTGAGCTTGCCATTTGCCTACTGGAATTTCAGCTTTAACAGCTTCTAACTCTTCTATGCTCCAAAATTCAGGCCATAGCGGCCTACCACTTGGCATTATTGCAGGGAACTCCACCACTTCCCATTGATCCCCACCGTTTTTAGCAGAGTGATCTAATATTTGCCCCGTTAAATCCGCAAGACTCCATCGAGTCATAACGATAATTATAGCCCCTCCAGGCTGTAGCCGTTGCCTTGGCCCTGACGAATACCAACTAAACACTTTATCGTAAATTTCAGGGTTATACTGCGCTATAACAGCATCGTTTTCAGAATGAGGGTCATCAATGATAAGCAAGTCAGCTCCCCGCCCCGTTACAGTACCCCCAACACCCGCAGCAAAATAGTCACCTTGATGGTTAGTATTCCATCGTCCTGCCGCTTTGGAATCTGTGCGAAGTTTAACATCTGGAAAAATGCGTCTGTACTCATCAGAGTCTACTAAGTTACGCACCTTACGACCAAAGCCCTCAGCTAACTCTCCTGTATTACTTATCTGCATAACTTTTTTCTTAGGAAACTGTCCTAAAAACCACGCTGGAAGCAGGTAAGAAGCAAATTCAGATTTTGTATGTCTCGGCCCTAAGTTAATAATAACCCTTTTCTTCTCGCCACGAGCAACTGCTTCAAATAACTTAGCTATCCTTTTATGGTGCGCCCCGCTAATAAACTCAGGCCATACTGAATTTACAAAAGCCAAAAAATCTACTTTAGAGCGCTCTCGTTCCTTTCGGGTATTTAGCTCCTGTATAACATTAAGCAATGCCGCTTTCTCTGCCATAGGTGCAGCAGCTATTAGGGCATCAAAATCTTCAGGAGTAAAGTCTTCAAGCACGGATAACTTCCCCTTCTATGTCCCTTTCATTGCTTGAAGATTTATTTAAATAGCGCTGCATAGCCTGACGCAAGGTTTTTTCTAACTCGTCACTTGATTTGTGGGTAATGCTTAACTCTGTGCGCTCTACCATTAGCCCAACGGTACTTGTTTTAGCTAACGTGTCTAAAGCGGGCTTGCTTATTTTTGGGTCAGGGTCATTAGCTTGCCCTACAAGTTTAGTAAGCACAAAGTTTTGCCATTGTCCTTGAGTAGTGGGCAGGTCAAAGTTATACTGGCTAAAATGAGATTTTAAGTATTTTTCAGCAGCAAGAGAGGGTGCTGGTGTGGTTTTAGTTCCTGTCTGCACTGTTTGTTCAGCCCAAGTTTTATCTTCTTGAGTTGGGGTCAGTGGTATATCGTCAGGATGGTTTTGAGCTTGAAAGTTTATATCAGCAAAAACTTTTTGCGGATCAGCACTAGGCATCCCTAGTGGAACAGAGAAATCTTCAAAAAGATTATTTTTGCGTTTTGTCATGGTGTGCAAAACAGGTAGCTTACGGTGACCTTCAGATTACATCAAGCACAAGCAAAAGGTCAATTAAAATTTTTATAAAAATTTTTCAAAATGTGTTTTTAAAAAGTGACGGGGGGTGTTTTATATTTTTGGCGGCTGAGTATTGAAGTTTGAACTATTTATTTTTGGCGGCTAAGTCTAGCTAATTAGGTTTTTAAATTTTGCAATAATTTTATGCGGTTTAGTGAGTAAAACAGTGTATAGGCTAGGCAGGGACTCCTACTTGAGATTTTAGGGGGGTGGGGG